GGCTCGGTGTCAGCACCAATAATAAGCTCACGATCGACGGAGTGGAACAAACAACGTCAGGATCAGGAGGCGGAACAATCAACGCATCGCCATACTTTGTCGGCGCTGGTTCTTGCTACGCTTATAACGCGAGTGCTTCGAAATTGAATGTTGGTTCAAACGCGAAATTCACCGTCGAAATGTGGATCAAGCCGGTTCCGGGACAATCACAGAAATATCTGATGAACAAAAACTACTCAGCCTCTCAATTAGCGATTATTTATAACTATTCAGGATCTCCAGGTGTTGAAATAGTCGCACAAGTCGATTTACGGACAGGAAGTTTCATGGCAATCACGGAAGGCGTTTGGAGTCATATCGCGTATGTTTATGACGGAAATATCCTAAGAGGATATGTGAACGGAGTGAAACAGATCGAACTGACAAAAGGATTGTCAATGAGTTTGACTTTGACAAATATCGTATACGGGGCAGCGAACACGAGCGGATCGAACGTTTTTCAAGGCGCGATGAATGAAATCAGATTCTGGACGGAAGCAAGAGCGGAAGTTGATATTTTAGCAAACTGGAATAAGGTGTTAGTTAACCCAACAAGTTATCCGAACTTAAAAGAATATTATCCAAATACAACATTCAAATTCGGGGCTTCATTGATTGATTCATCAACGGGAACGCTTGAAAATTTATCGTTAACAGGGACAGCCTGGACGATGGACTATCCGCCGATCACGTAAGGGGTGAAGAAGTGAATATCGGGAAGTTGAAACATAGAATCACATTCATAAGCAAGCAGACAGTCAAGTCCCCTAACGGATTCAAAGAAAACACATGGATCGAAGAAAAGAAAACATGGTCAAACATTAAGAAATCGAAGAGATCGAAGAGAATCGAAAACGATCGTGAAATCGAAGAAGTGACCATTGAATTCGAGATCCGGTACCAAACGGTAGATGAAAACCACCGAATCCGCTACGGAGGAAAAGACTACGAAATCACAGACATCCTAGATGAAAACTTCGAAAAAAGATACCTGACGATCACGGCAAAAGAGGTGAAGTGATGGCACAGAACCGATATCGAAGCGTCGAGGTCTCAGGAGAAGAAGACATCACAAGACGACTCCAGAGAATGAACTTGACACAAGCGCAAGTCAAAAAAGTGTTATACCCGGCAGGACGCTATCTCCAACTTAAAATAAAGAATGCGGCAAAAGGAATCGATGACCACAAGCGGACAACCGAAGACTTAAAATACAGGCGCGGATACGAAAACATCTGGCTGGAATGGGACGAGCGAAACAAGACGACCTACATCACAACAGGCGACGCGTATTGGCTTTATTTTAAGGAACGGAGCGGATCGAAGGGTGTAACCCAGAAAAAGAAATACAGGCTGAATAAACAGGCATCCAGAAAGAATAGAGGTTTTAGAAAAGAACCTTTCATGGAGCCGGTATACAGAGCGAACAAAGCAGCGATCGAAAGACTCATCGCGATCCAGCTGAAAAAGGAGCTCGGCTTATGATTCATGCAGAGATCAGAGTAGCACTCGAAGCACTCGGCTACCCCGTAGAATTTGGATGGTATGAGGGAGAAGATCCAACTTACATCACCTACATCCAATACGACGAGGCACCAAGGCTGAACGCAAACAACCAAGAGATCGCTACCACTTTCTATTACCAAATTAATGTGTTTTCAATGAGCGACTACACAGAGCTCGTGAAAAATATAAAGATTGCAATGCGCGATCTTGATGGAGACCGAATCGATGAAAACGAATCGGTTTACCCGGACAACTGGTACCACCGAAGCATTCGCTTCAAATTTACTAAATACACAGGAGGCTACTAATCATGGCAGGTTACACTATCGGAATTGAGGATTTATACTTCGCACCAGTAACAACAGACACAAAGGCAACAATCGCGTACGGAACACCCGTCGAAATCGCAAAAGCGGTATCAGCAACGGTATCTCCGAAAACAGCAACCGCATCCTTCTACGCAAATAACAAGGAAGTTGCAACCGTAAACGAAGTAACAGGAATCGAGTTAAAACTAAGCGTGGACGATTTGAACGCAGCAGCACTCGAAACCGTCCTAGGAATCCAAAAGAATGCAGATGGAGTCATCGTTTTTGATGATTCAGCAATCGCCCCATACGGCGCTCTGTTATTTAAGTCAAAATTGCATAATGGCGGATACCGCTACGTCGCTCTTTTAAAGGGTACCTTCCAGTTACCTGAGGACAGCTTCCAGACAAAAGGCGAAGGCGTCGAATTCTCCGCAAAAGAAATCACTGGCAACTTCGTTCTAAGAGAGCATGACGGAGCATACCGCTATCAAGTGGACTCAAACGACACAGGTGTATCTCAAACCGTTATTGATGGTTGGTTCACTTCCGTCTACGCACCGCCAGCAGTCTAACAAAGAAGAGGAGCGATCCTCTTCTTTCTTTATAAACTAAAACATTCGGAGGCATCATCATGAAAATTGTGTTAAACGAAAAAACGTATATCTGTCCGCCAGCGAAGGCGAAGCATTTTAGAAAAGCATTAGTGATCACTAAACAGCACGACTTAGAAAATATCACACCGGAAACCCTCGATGAACTGGTCGGATTCGTATGCGACTGCTTCGGAAACCAGTTTTCTATCGATGACATATACGAAGAATTAGAATCAGAAGCCCTCATCCCGCTCGTTTCAGAAACCATTCAACACGTAGTAGGAGCAGGAGACGATAAAAAAAAATAACCAGCAACCGAGATCCATATGATCTCATCAAGGAGATGTATTATAACCTCATGCAACAGGGCTGGACATTTAATGAAATCGACGAAATTAATGACATTCATTTCTACTTCGAAGTGATGAGCCGAGAAGAAGAAAAACCAGAAGCACAATACATCGACCAAATACCATGGTAACCAGGAGGTGAGAAAATGGAAGATTTAGCCCAACTAAGGATCGGGATACGAATCGACGGATCCGACATGGAAAGAAGCCTAAAGGCAATAAAAAAGGATTTGAAACTTGCAACGGATGCATTCAAAGCCTCATCCCAAGGACCGGACCGGTTCGCTTCCCGATTGGAATATTTACAAAACCAGATGCAAGGGTTAGAAGGCGTCCTCAACAACCAGAAGGAATATGCGAAGCGTCTACAACTTGAGTACAACAGATTGACTCAAACCATGGATCAAAATTCTAATAAGGTGAGAGAGCTGAAAACGGAATACCAGCGGGTCGCCCGGGAACAAGGCGAAGATTCCGAAGCGGCGAAAAGGCTGAAGGCGGAGTATCAGGCACTCGAGCGGACAATGGAAACAAACGGGACGGAGATGCATCGACTCCAGCAGGAATACGTCCGTGTAAACGGGCAGATGAACCGAACGGAAGGACAGATCGCACGAGTCACACGAGAGATTCAAGCACAGCCGAGAGCAGTCGTCAATTTATCCGAGAGTTTCAGAAGGCTTGGAGATCGGATGAAATCCATCGGACGAGATATGACCATGTATGTGACGACACCGATCGTAGCAGGAATGGGACTCGCGGTGAAAAGTTTCATGGACTTCGATCAGGGAATGAAAGACATCCAAGCTGTGTCTGGCGCAACAGCAGACGAGATGAAAAGTCTCGAAGGTTTAATCATCCAGCAGGGCAAGGATACACAATATAGCGCAACTGAGGCAGCAAAAGGCGTAGAAGAATTAATAAAAGCTGGACTAACGACGACACAAGTCCTGAATGGCGGATTATCGGGGGCTCTTACGCTCGCTGCCGCTGGTGGTCTAGAGCTTGGAGACGCAGCCGAGATCGCATCCACCGCACTAAACGCATTCAGAAAAGACAATCTGTCTGTCGCAAAAGCAGCCGACATACTCGCTGGCGCCGCTAACGTTTCAGCTACGGACGTTGGAGAGCTAAAATTCGGATTATCCATGGTATCCGCGGTTGCATCAGGCGTGGGCTTAAGCTTTACAGACACCGCAGCTGCACTCGCAGCATTCGCCCAAAACGGACTAAAAGGTTCAGATGCGGGAACTTCGCTTAAAACAATGCTATTAAATTTATCACCGACCACAAAAGCCGCAACGGATATGATGGACTCTCTAGGACTGGGAAGCACAAACGCCGGGCTTGCTTTTAAATGGCTATCCGACAAAGGAATCAAGCCAATGTCGAAAGACGTTGGTGACGTAAGCGATTCTTTAATGCAGTTAGCGAAAAGACAAGCAGGAGCAGGAGCATCCGCCGGAAAAGTCCAAAAAGAATTCGACAAATTGGCAAAACAATCCGGGTTCGCATCAAGTGCTTTCTACGACCAAAACGGACACCTGAAATCGATGGAAGACATCGCCGGAATTCTCCAGAACAAACTCTCAGGTTTAAGCGACGAACAAAGGCAATACGCCCTAAAGGTCATGTTCGGAACGGATGCCATCCGGGCAGCGAATATTCTGTACAAAGAAGGCGCCGCTGGGATTTCAAAAATGTCGAAAGCGATGCTGAGCATCAAAGCGGCAGACGTGGCAGCAACGAAGATGGACTCATTAAAAGGAGCGATCGAACGGATGAAAGGTTCCGTCGAAACAATGGGGATCGAATTCGGTCGGGCATTGGCACCGCTTATCCTAAAAGTGGCAGGAGCGATCGACAAACTCGCGGACAAATTCAGCAACCTGTCTCCGGCAGCGAAACAGACCATCCTGGTCATTGGAGGAGTCGCAGCGGCAGTCGGACCACTACTCCTTATACTCGGTTCACTTTCCATCGCGATCGCAGCGATCAGCGCACCGGTTCTGATTACCGTTGGAGTCATCGCAGCATTAGCCGCAGGGGCAGTGCTTCTTTACAACAACTGGGACAAATTCATGAAGCAGTCAGGCGCCATCAAAACGGCTCTTGTCATTGCATTTGCACCACTATTTGCCATCGTCGCACCGATCAAACTCGTGCAGAAGGCGATGAGCGACTCGATACCTGCGGTGGACAGATACGGAAAAGGAGTAAGCGAAGGAACACAAAAAGCACTAGACGCCTATTTCAAATTATCCGACGGAGCAAGCAAGAAGCTAAAAGAGCTCGAGCTGACAAACGAAGAAGTAACCGTAAATACCAAAAATAAATTGGTTGAAACATACGGAGAAATGACGGACGAAATCCTCGCAAAAATCGAAGAACGGAAACAGAAAGAAAAACAAAAACTCCAAGAAATGCTGATGAACAACGCAACGATGACACAGGACGAAAAGGACAACATCCTGCTAAAAGAATCAACGTACTACAAGAGCTTGGAGCAGATGCAAAAAGATTCCAATAAACGGATCGGCGACATCTTAACACAGGCAACGAAGGAAAAACGTGGACTAACGGACAACGAGCGGAGCGAAATCAACAACATCCAGCAGGCGATGAACAAAAACGCCGTCGAATATATGTCCAAAAGCGAAATCGAACAGAAGACCATCATGGCGCGGATGAAAGCAACAGCTGGAGATTTATCTGTGCAGCAGGCAGCATCGATCGTGGCAAATTCGAATAAAGCGAAAGACGGAGCAGTCAAGGCAGCAAACGATCAATATGATCAAACGATCGAATCGATTATTCGAATGAGAGACGAATCACATGTCATCACAGCCGACCAGGCAGACAGAATGATCAAAGATGCAACCAGACAGCGCGATGAAACGGTAAAACGGGCAGAAGATGCTCATCAAGGAGTCGTTAAAGCAGCCAAAGCACAATCCGGAGAACACATCAAAGAAGTCAACTGGCAAACAGGACAAGTCCTAAGCAAGTGGGAAGTGTACAAGAATTCAGTTGTTGAAAAATTCAACGGCATGAAAAAAGGATTCACCTCAGCGATCTCCGGAATGATCTCAGCAGGAGCGATCATCTGGGGACAACTCAAAGAGGCAGTAACAAAGAAGGCTCAAGAAATCATTACAGCCGTAGAAAAGAAATTCAACGCGGTTAAAGATGCCTTCAAAAACGGATGGGACAAAGCCGTAAAATTCTTCAATAGCATCGACCTTAGTGACATCGGACGCGATATCGTCAGAGGCATCATCCGCGGAATCGACCATACCATGGACGAATTAAAGAAAAAAATACAGGGAATGGCGGACAAGCTGCCGAAATGGCTCAAGGACAAGCTCGGGATCAAAAGCCCGTCAAGGGTTCTCGCGTCGCAGGTTGGTGTGCATATTCCAACTGGTATCGCAATGGGAATGGAAAAGTCGCTCCCGCAGCTTCAATCAATGACAGAGAAAATGGCAGCGGCAACCATCCCGGCGCTGAATGCAGTCGTGCCACAATCCGGTGTTCGAGGAATGGGACCAACGACAAACAACACGACGAACTTTAACCCATCGATCACGGTGAACAGCAATGACCCATTCAGAACGGCACTGGAAAACCAAAGAATGCTGAGAAGGCTCGCATTCCAGGGAGGAATCTCTAGATGAAAATCACATTAGTAACCGATCGGGAAAGGGTGGTCTTAACGGACTACCCTTTTAAATTAGCAAAAGACATCGATCTAAGCGGGTTGTCAGCAGACATGAACATCATCCAAAACGGATCGGACGGAGGAACGCTCCTCAATTCAAGGTACAACAGCCGCGACTTTGAAATCGAAGGAATGATCAACGTCTACGGGATGACCGACAAGGAGATTCAGAACAACCGGGAACTTTTATACCGAGTGGTAAATCCGAAGAACACGATCACAATCGAAATCGAAACCGACAAAGAAACGTATTTTATATACGCAAACGCCGCGAGCTTTCCCGTGTTTAACAACGACTTTGATAACTCAAACAAGAGCTTTCAGCGTTTTCTTTTACAGTGGATATCAGCCGATCCATTCGTCTATAAGCAGAATCGCATTATCACTTTTTCAAATGTAACACCAAAATTCAGTTTTCCTTTAACATTCGGAACAGGTGGGATCAAAATGTCTGAGAAAAACAATTCATTGATTCAATCGATTTACAACGCCGGAATGTTAGAAGC